CGAGGTAAAAGGCTCCACAAATTATTACTGGGGTATTTTCATTTGGGTTTTTGTGTAGTAGATCGGTAAGTGGGGGTATTTTTTTGATGCTCCTCGGGCCGGGCATTGTTCCTCCCATAATGTCTAGAGCCACTTGGCGCATCGTTTTTTTTCATAGCTGAGCGATGCGCCTTTTTCATTTGACAAAGCACCTAGTTTTTTCTTATTGATGGTGTGGGGAGGATCAAGTGCGGGATATATTAAGGGATACTGTAACTTTATGGACTACGCAGGAGCCGTTTTCGAGGTACAAAAGTCGTACAATTGCATGGAGATTGTTACCAGCGATAGACAACGAGCGTATTCGGGTGTACTATCGGGGTGAATTATGTATTGGATTTGCAACTTGGGCATGGTTTCTTGAAGAAGAATTTGATACAATGAAGTTTAATGGTGCTGAAGTGTTTGCAAGGAACGATGGAGACATGATATACATAATGGATGTTATTATACCTTACGGCAGATCGGATGTTAAACATATTGTCTCGGACATGCGCCGTCATTTATCTGAACTATACCCTGACAAGCCAGCGGCTTTTGCTCACAGGAACAAGCGCAAGTCCAAATGGAATAGGAGTCTCTCATGAATAATTTTTTTCTAAGACCGTGGGCCCGTGGCCCTGTATTTAGTGGCGGAGATGAAGGTGGAGGCGGCGGAGACGATAATGATAATGCGGAGGCGAACCGAGAAGCTTCATTAGGAGGAGCAGCGGCAGCACCGGTAGATCCATTTGCCCGAAGTGCTCGAACCAAGGCCCGAATATCAACTGGTCGTCAAGACAACATGAACAACAGGTTTGCTGGTGTTAACAATACTGTTACTACTCCTAACATTTATGACAACGATAACAACCAATACGACAACATTCCAAGTTATGGCTCCGTGCCCCCCGGAACTGGGTCCGGGATTGATTACACAGGTTCTATTCCACCCGCAGGAGAAGGTGGATCAAGTAGGATATTAGATGGGGTTATAACAGGCAACGATGATCCTGATTTTTACTTGGCTCCTACTTTTCAGGAGCTTGATCCAGGGAGAACTATTCAAACTGGAACGTCCGATGGACTTTTGGGAGCAGGGCGTGAGACTGGGATTATTCCAGGAGATGTTGGTCCGCCAGAAAACAACGAAATGGATTTAAGTCCAGGTGTTCTTACTAGCCTAGGGAATATGCTTGTTGGGCCAGCGGGTGGAGCAACCGCCGAATCCAGACGGGACAATATTCTTAACACACCAGTAAAAAACGAGGGTATTCTTAGTGGATTCCAAGACTTCGCTGGAGACTTATATACTGGTACAAAAGACTTAGGAAAAGATTTTGTTAACAGAACATTTTTTCCTTTTAATAACGCAAAGGATCAGATGCAGGAGGCAGTGAGAGCAAAAGCTGCACTAGAAGGCCCGCAGTATAGTATGTTTGGCAATAAGTATGATACAGTAGGTGACGTAGCCACCGCAGATAAAATTCTTTTGGAACAATCTAGGTTAGCTAATAGAGATCAAGCGGCGGGAAGAACAAGAGATTACGGATTGGGAATACCAACTTCTACAAACTACGGATATACGCTTAAACCAATCTCAGCAATACCTGGGTATGCTGACATGAGTACCGTGGAAAAAGCCGCAGCTCGCTATACACCTTCTTTTGATGGAATAGATCCTCAAACAAATCTTCCATACTTCATTGAAGGCGCAGATTACAACTCTCGCCTGTCTGGAAACCTTGGTGGGGATAATGTTCGTGAAGAGGGTCGGGGGGAGACCCTTTCACAAAAGATGGCTAACACGAGGGGAGGACTTAAGAGCTTTCTAAACAGTCCCACTGCTAATGATCCTGTCTATGGTGTTGGCGGAAGAATGGGACCTGAAGTTGTTGGTAGCATGGTGCCTCGACCTCTTAAGACAATTACTCTTCCAAGTGGCGAGACAACGCAAGTATTTGATGGATACCAACCTGAGTCCTATGGTACTGCCGATGCGCTTATAGACATGGGAACCGATACACTTTTGGGAAACACTGCTGGCATGATGGGAGGTATTGCGGACGAGTTCAGTGCCAATCAGTTACCGAGTGGTGCGTTGCTTGACTACAACAAGGATCAGAACGATCTGGCTCTAAGAAAATTCAATGCTAATCTCACCCCTGAACAGCAAGCAAGGTTGCAGGGTACTATTCTTGGAGAAGACGGTGGAGGCATGGCTGCACTTAGAGATAAAGCGTTAAGTGCTTTTCCAAGTTTGGCCGGAGCAGTCGGAGCAAGTGCGCTTACAAAAGGTCCTAGTGGAGCTATGTTGTTTGGTGGACTTACATACGGTGGTGAATCTAAGGGCGAAAAAGATAAAAAGTTAGCAGAGGTAGCAAGATTAGGTTTATTAGATGACCAGCCTCAATTCAAAGCGTTTTATGAAAAGACTGGCAATAGAGAAATTGCATTAGAGATGATGAAGAAGGATGTTAACTCACAATCCGTGTTACAAGATTTAACGGTCGGTGCGTTGAGTGGGATGATTTCAGATCGGATATTCAAAGGAAAATTAATTCCGAAAGGTACTGGAAGTGCAATTACAACCGCTCTTGGAAAGGCTCCCGTTGTTGGGACAATAGCTAAAGCTGCTGGAACTGGGATAAATACTGCACTAAATAAAGCCTCAGGGGTCTTAAACCCAGTTATTTCTAAAGTAGGATCAAAAATTCCAGCCAATTTACAGACTATATTAAACAAGACTCGTGGTGCAGCGGCTAACACCGTTGCCAATGTAAGTGGACGGCCTACTACAGCTTTCTTGAGAGAGGCGGCGAAAAGAGCGGCTCAGAATTTTGCCGCAGAGTTTACTCAAGAGGGATACATGGAGACTATTGCTACACAAAGGGCTCTTGATAGAGCATTAGCAATGGAACAACAGTTCCAGATGGCGGATGCTCCGTCTAAAGTTGACCAAGGTTTAGTAGGCGGATTACTATCGATAGGTGGTGGTGGTCCTTCTACTATTAACAGTGCGTTAGCCGCTGCCCGAGCCGCGAAGGATGGTCTTGGGACTGCTCAACCAGTAGGAACTGTTTCAACTAACAACACTAACAATAACAACAATCAGATTTTTGGTCCAAACCAACCCGGAGCCTCCAACATTTATGGTCCAAACCTAGGAACGTCAAACATTTTTCAAGGTCCTTTAGAAGATGGTACTACCGACATGAGGGGAGTTCTTGATCGTGCGCGAGGCAACTTTGGGACTAACAACCAAAGTTTAGAAGACACTACTACAGATGTTAGTGGGATTCTTTCAGGGCGAGGCAACTTTGGAACTAACAATAATAATATAGAAGCGTCTCTTGCTCCTTACGCAAATCGACGAGACAACTTTGGAACTAACAATAATAATATAGAGGAAAGCCTAAACTTTTACGCGCCTGGACGAGCCAACTTTGGCACTAACAATCAAGTTATAGAAGACACCGTAGACATGAGCGGAGTTCTTCCACGACGAGGTAACTTTAGTACTAACAACCAAGTTATAGAAAGCACCACTGGTGCAGACATGAGTGGACTTCTTGGACAACGAGGTAACTTTAGTACTAACAACCAAGTTATAGAAAACACCGCTATAAATCCTCTTACGGGTCAACGAGATAATTTTGGGACTAACAACCAAGTTATAGAAGACACCTCTATAAACCCTCTTACGGGTCAACGAGATAATTTTGGAACTAACAACCAAGAGTTAGAAAGAACACCGGGGGAATTAATATTGTCTCAAGCACAAAAAGGACCACTTAAATCAGGCGCAGAAGTACAAGCAGAAGCTGTTGCTAACGTAACTCCGGCAGATGAATTTGTAGGACTAGAGACGTTTACTTCGGAAGCTGTTAACGATATTGCGAGTAAGAAAATCGGACCATTTAGTCGGGATGGAAATGAAAAAGCTAAGAACATTGAACAAAATGTCGGACCTGAAGCCAGCAAAGCCTACCTTGACACTTTTATGGCGGAGTCACAAAAAATCTTAGACGCTAGAAATTTCCAAGGTGAGCAACCAATAGTAGCACCTGTATCAGACGCTACAACTCTAGATAATATTAAGGTGATGGATGTAATTAACGAGGAGGTTTTAAGAACTGGTGGATTGTCTTTGAGTACGGCTAGACAATTAGAAGCCAACACTCCTTTCACTATGGTTCAAATTAACGAGATGGTAGCTCAAGTAACCAACCCTGCAGCCAATCCTTTAGAAACAAGTGGGAACCTTTCTTTTGTAGAACAGATAGGACCGATGCCCTTTGTTAATCGAGGAATGAATCCTTCTACTACACAGCTTGAGAACAATCAATTACTTGGAGAATTTGAACAGGCTAAAGCAAATTTTGCTGCAAACAAACCTTCTACTACACAGTTTGGGCCCGCAAACATGACACGCACCCAACTAGAGAACAATCAATTACTTGGAGAATTTGAACAAGCTAGAGCAGATTTTGCTGCAAACAATGCTACTAATACGTCAGCAGATACAGGGCTTATAGGACCGTTGCCAATGTTTGGGCCTGCTAATCAAACAAATACGTCAGTAGATACAGGGATCATCGGACCGATGCCAATGTTTGGGCCTGCTAATCAAACAAATACTTCTGGTTCGACTGTAACGAACAACAACATGACCAATCTAGAAACCACAAACACTAATCCGTATATTGATACCACTGTGGTGCCTCCGCCAGAGGATACTGGTCCTGTTCCTGCAACCCCCGTTGGATCTTTGGGTGAGGGAGACAGTGATGATGTTACTACTCCACCAGATGATAACGGCAACTGTCCTCCTGGTTACATTCTTAAATTCATCAATGGCATGTACATATGTGTGCCGATAGAAGAAGAAGTAGAAGAGGAAGAGGAAGAGGAAGAAGAAGTAGTTACCTACGGTCGTCCTCGTGCGGGATCGTACTACCAACCTAGAACGGTAGGACCAATTAGTCCCTATATCTTAAACTCTGATGAAGTCTAATGAACTTACAGGCTCTTCCCGAAGAGGCGTTGAAGGAAATACTAACCCTCACCGAGGCTAAGAAACGCTTAGATCTTAGGGACGAGGCGCAAGAACACTTCATGCCGTTTGCACATCATGTGTACGAGAACTTCATTGAGGGTCGGCATCATAGGATTATTGCAGATAAGTTAGAACAGGTGGCTCAAGGTAAGCTAAAGAGGCTTATTATTAACATGCCACCTCGTCATTCCAAGTCAGAGTTTGCCTCCTATCTCATGCCAGCATGGTTCTTGGGCCGTAATCCCAAGCTTAAAATCATTCAGGCTACGCATAATACGGAGCTTGCTGTACGTTTTGGTAGGAAGGTACGAGATTTAATTGACGATCCTCAATACAAAGAAGTTTTTCCTGACACGCATCTTAAAGAAGACAACAAAGGTGCTGGTAAATGGCAGACGAGTGCTGGTGGAGAGTACTTTGCGGCGGGTGTAGGAGCTGCGGTAACGGGTCGTGGTGCGGATTTGTTTGTTATTGATGACCCACACTCGGAGCAAGATGCTTTAAGCGAGACTGCATTCGATCATGCGTATGAATGGTACACTTCTGGTCCTCGACAGCGTCTTCAGCCTGGTGGATCTATTATAATTGTTATGACGAGGTGGGGAAAAAAAGACTTGACAGGCCGATTACTCGCTGCACAAGGGTCAGATGTTATGTCTGATCAGTGGGATGTGGTAGAGTTTCCAGCGATACTTCCATCAGACAACGCCTTATGGCCTGAGTTTTGGGAGAAGGATGCTTTACTATCGATCAAAGCTTCTCTTCCTGTAGCTAAATGGTCAGCGCAATGGCAGCAACAACCGACTACTTCACAGGGTGCGATTGTGAAGAAAGAGTGGTGGCAGCCGTGGGAGAAAGAAAAAGTACCTCCTTTGAAGTATATTTTACAGGCATATGACACAGCATTTTCAAAAAAAGAAACTGCGGACTATTCAGCGATCACAACTTGGGGTATATTCAACCCAGAAGAAGGCGGACCAGACAACATAATTCTTTTGGATGCCCAGCGAGGACGTTGGAATTTTCCAGAATTAAAAGAAATTGCGTTTGATGAGCATGAGTATTGGGAACCTGATATGGTATTGATAGAAGCAAAAGCAACTGGTACTCCTTTGATACAGGAGTTGCGGCTTCGAGGCATTCCAGCTTTGGGATTTGCACCCGGCAAAGGTAACGATAAGGTAACTCGTATGCACATGGTTGCACCAATGTTCGAAGCTGGTGTAGTATGGGCACCAACGGACAAGAAGTTTACGGACGAAGTGATAGAAGAAGTAGCGTCATTTCCTAATGGAGACCATGATGACTTTTGTGATAGTATGACGTTAGCTATAATGAGATTCCGACAGGGGGGATTTGTTTCTCTTGACGGCGAAGAATTAGATGAAGATTATCACCCTCAGAAAAGGGAGTACTACTAATGGCACTACCACCACAACCGATGGGATCAATTGTTGATTCTGGTTTTATGCAAGGACAAGCATCTCCTGAAATGGAGGGGCAAGAAATTGAAGTTGTTGAAGAAGAGACTTTTGAGGGTGGAGCCGAGATAACACCAGGAGAAGATGGAAGTGCTATTATCCAAGCCTTATCTGGCATGGAAGATCAAGAAGTTGACGTTGCGATTGAGCATGATGAAAACTTAGCAGAATATTTAGATGAAGGATATTTGGGGGAGTTGTCTTCTGAGTTGAGGGGATCATATGAAGATGACCTCGTTTCGAGGAGCGAGTGGGAAGAAGCATATACCAATGGCCTAGATCAGTTAGGTGTTAAACAAATAGAGAGGGCGGTTCCTTTTGAAGGAGCCTCTGGTGTTACTCATCCTTTGATTATGGAATCGGTTACCCAGTTCCAAGCGCAAGCGTATAAAGAATTATTACCGTCAGGCGGACCAGTTAAGACACAGGTCTTAGGACTGCAAAGCGCGGAGCATGAAGCTCAAGCACACCGCGTTAGAGACTATATGAACTATCAGATCATGGAGGTCATGCAGGAGTATGATCCTGACATGGATCAATTGTTATTTTACTTACCGTTGTCTGGATCGACGTTTAAGAAAGTCTATTATGACCCTACGATGCAAAGAGCGGTATCGAAGTTTCTTCCAGCGCAGGACTTAGTTGTTCCGTATTCTGCTACTGATCTTGCTACTGCGTCTAGAGTTACGCATGTTTTACGAATGGATTCTAATGAAGTCCGTAAGATGCAAGTTGCAGGGTTTTATCGGGACATTGAGTTAACTGAGTCTGACGAAGAGGATATTGTTAAACAAAAAGTTAATGAGCTTGACGGCATATCTAAGACATACATGGATGACGTGTACACTGTATTAGAGATGCATGTTAATTTAGACCTTGAGGGATTTGAAGACAAGGCTCCTGATGGGGAAGACACAGGAATACAACTACCTTACATTGTTGCGATAGATCAGGGATCTGGAGAGATTTTATCTATTCGTAGAAACTTTGAAGAAAATTCAGACATCGCTATGAAGCGACAATATTTTGTTCATTATAAGTTCATGCCTGGATTAGGGTTTTATGGTTTTGGCCTAATCCACATGATTGGGGGTCTTGGTCGGTCTGCTACAAGCATCCTACGTCAACTGATTGACGCTGGGACGTTGGCTAATTTGCCAGCGGGATTCAAGGCTAGAGGTGTGAGGGTTCGAAATTCAGATGAACCGTTACAACCGGGCGAATGGCGGGATATAGATGTACCAGGTGGTGACATAAGGAGTGCGATTACTCCGTTGCCATACAAGGAACCTTCTGGGACTTTAGCCCAGCTCCTTGGGGTTTTGATTGAGGGAGGCCGAAGATTTATTTCTTTAGCTGACGAACAAGTCAACAACATGAACCAAGAAACACCAGTAGGCACGACTGTTGCTATGCTGGAACGTGGCATGAAGGTGATGTCGGCGATACACAAGAGACTACACTACGCTCAAAAAACAGAGTTCCGTTTGCTGGCGACTATCTTTTCGGAGAACATGCCGGCTGAATATCCTTATGAGGTAGCGGGAGCTCCTCAGTCTATTAAGGCGGAAGACTTTGATGGAAGAGTAGATGTGATACCAGTTTCGGATCCAAACATCTTTTCAATGGCGCAGAGAGTTACGTTAGCGCAGTCTCAGCTTCAGTTGGCACAGACTAATCCTCAGATCCATAACATATACGCAGCGTATAAAAGAATGTATCAGGCTCTAGAAGTGCAGAACATAGATGAGATCTTACCACCTATCCCTGAACCCAAGCCGTTAGGTCCTGCCGTGGAGAACGCCAGAGCTTTAATGGGAGAATTGTTGCAGGCGTTTGAAGATCAAGATCATGAGACGCATATCGCTATACATTTAATGTTCCTTAAGACACCGTTAGTAGTAACCTCTCCTCAAGTTCAGGGGACTTTCTACGCTCACATTCAAGAACACATTTCGATGAAAGCAAAACAAATGGTGGAAGAAGAGCTGCAAACCTTGATGCAGTCTGTGCAGATGAACGTGCAAGCTGGTGGTGTAGATCCTGTCTTGGCTCAACAAAAAATGCAAGAGATGCAACAACAGATGCAAGTACCAGGAGAGATGGACAAGCTTATTGCTATGCAAGAACTTCAATTGATGGAGAAATATTTGCCAGACATGATGCCTCCTCCCGCTGACCCAATGGCAGATCCATTAGTTCAAATACGAATGCAAGAGCTAGGGATCAAACAAGAGACTGAGCAACGCAAAGCTATGACGGATCAAGCAGATCTCATGTTGGAGACAGAGAAACTACAACAGAAAGCTGTGACTGACTCAGCGAGGTTGGAGTTACAAGAAGAGATTGCAGGAGATAGAAACGAAGTCAATCGAGAGAGAATAGATGTACAAAAGCAGGCAGTTGACCAGAGAGCAGAGACTGCAGCAACTAGAAGTCGTAGGGGGTTTGAACCGTAATGCCACTTAAAAAGGGAAAGTCTAAGAAGGTTGTTAGCTCAAACATCAGCAAGCTAAAGTCTGAGGGCTATCCTCAGAAGCAAGCTGTGGCTATTGCTTTGTCTAAAAAAGGCATGGCTAAAGGTGGCATGGTTAACTCTAGGTTTAGTCCTATATCTAAGCCGCAAAGGTTCTTAGGAGTTTTTTGATTATGCGGGGAAGATTACTGAGTGTTTTGTTTCTGTGCATCCTTCTATCGGGATGTAGTACTATAAGTTGCAAAGTTCTTTCTTTAAATAATATTTGTTCGTGGGGGGCGATAGATGAGAGTTAAGAAAAAATCTGTTTTAATATGCTTTCTTATAGCCTTCATTATGGTTGGTTATTTGTTTTTCGCGGCTATAACACAAGCCGCAGATAGTAACACAGTTTCCTCAACTGTCATAGATAAATCTGTGGGGACTGCAAATGCGCCAGGAATAAACATCAACCAGAATGATTCTTGCGGTACGGCTAACTCCATAGCAATACAATCCCAGATCCTCGGCATAGCCAGAGGTAAGGCTATTATTGATTTGAACTGTGAGCGCATTAAACTAGCCCGTGTCCTAGGGCAAAGCGGTTTAAGAGTGGCTTCTGTGTCGGTCTTGTGTGGCGACCCTTCAGGCCGTGTGTTTGATGCTATGTGGAGGGCAGGGACGACCTGTCCATTCGGTTCTTTATTAGATCAAGGTTTGATCGGAGAAGAAGCCAAGGTGATGTGGATAAAGAACTCTGGAATGATACCCGAAGGTAGTCACTTTAAAAAGATGATTGAGCAGGAAAAATTAGCAAAAGCAGAGAAGAAAAAAGCGGCGAATAAAGTAAAAAAGAAAAAGCTAAAAGAAAAGAAAGTAACCAAGGATGAGACATCAACCAGTAAGAAAGGTGGCTTGCTTCTTAGCATTGTTACTATACTGCTCATCCTCTAAGGCAGATATAAACTGTGCCACAGATGTAGTCGGCCTATGTACTCCAGATATAGCTTATACCATTACTGAAACAGTAACCGAGGAGAGCTACTCTGAGGGCGATGGAATTACAACGATAACAACAACGAACACAGAAACAACGGTAGACACTGTTGTTAACACTGACTCAGGAGATATTCTTGATGGTGACAATGGATTTGTAACTTCTAAAAAAACTGGGTCGATGGATACTGACTGGGGTGGGCAAGGCCCAGCTTCGATGTCAACAGGTTCTACTTGTGGGCAACTCGGTGCAGACAAATGCGCTCAGATAACAGGCTCTGGTAATAACACCTCTACGATGGGTGTCAGTGGTATGGGTACTACTTTTATACAAACAATAGATATATCAGACTTGGATATTAGTAACGGTGGTAAGACAACGTACACTATTAAAGTAGACAAGCAAGATGCGGCGGACTCTATCTACATGCACATTACAGGTAAAGATGGGTCGTCAGTTAAGTTTGCTGGTACGGATATTTTATCTGCGGCAGGCGTAGACACAGGATATGCATCCTACTCTGGTGGTTTTGATTTCGGTGGTAGCCTGACATCACTTATCGTGGAAATTGGTGGTCGAGATATTAACCTAGCTATCGGTCCCGTATTTGATGACGTTAGTATAAATACAATATACAATGTTATCAGTCAGGTTATTACAAACTCTATTACAACTGTTGAGCAGTGGGTCAGTCTTAATATTGGCGGTGACACAGAGTTAGAGTTGGTAGAGGATTTAATCGATAACAACGACTTTGAAGAGACCGATGAAGGTTTTATAGAAATTACTCCAAACGAAGATAATGAAGACTATTCAGACATGGATACCGTTGAGGCCGAAAT